ATGAAAGACTACCGATGGGATTTAGAGGGAAGGATGACCGAGCGAGAATGGACAGGTGTGGTCAACGCTGATGGATACAGTATAACGGCTTTTTTAAATGCCCCCAAAGAGACACTGTGCGCCATCAATGCCCATAACGATGCGGTCGAGGCGCTGGAAAAGGAGATCGCCAGGCCACGGACGGATGTACCTATGCTGTGGATGCCGCCCGAAGCGCGGAATATGGGGACGGTCAATATGCTGCGAGAGATGGCGACGGAGGCGGAAAACCGCTCGGAGCGGATATGGTATCTTGGCATCGCCGATACGGTGGAAAAGATGGTGGAGGCGCGCGATGAAGGATAGACGATGGCATATGATGTGTTACGAAACGCGCAGAGTACTGTTTGGCTATGCGGTGATATCCGACTGGCTAAACGCGAGTGGACAAGTCGCCAAGGTCAGAGATGTGTATGAAGCGCAGAAAATATGTATCGCCCATAATGCGGACATCAAAGAGATGGAGGCGGAGATCGAACGGCTACAGGCGGACAATGCCAGGATGCGGCGGTTATTGAAACTGGTTCGATGAGCGAAAAGGAGAGAATGATGGCCAAGCAGGTTAAAGCGTATGACGACGTAAAGAGCGCGGTTATGAGTCTGCTCAATGGAATGGAGCTGGGCGCTTACTGGGAGCTGCGCTATTACAAAGAGGCGCCCCTAACGCCGTGGTACGCAATAGACGATCTCGGGTATGAGAACTGGTCCGAGACGATTATGGAGGCGCTGGCATGGCTGACAAGCAGGAATTAAAAATCCCCGCTATTGAAACGTCTTATGGGGGCTGTCGCTTTCGCAGTAGAACAGAAGCACGATGGGCTGTCTTTTTTGATGCGCTGAATATTGAATGGGAATATGAAAAGGAGGGGTATGATCTAGGACCGGAGCTAGGATGGTACTTGCCCGATTTTTGGTTACCACACTTTAAGATGTGGTGTGAGGTCAAGGGCGGCGAGTTTACAGAAATCGAGAAGCAGAAATCTCGACGACTAGCCGTTGTGACTGGGCACAGCATTATTATGCTTGATGGACAGCCAAAGAATAAAAACTATTGGGGATATTTTTATGAGTGGCCGCGAGAAGGCATGGTCAATCGCGATGGCTACTGTTATACTGACGAAGAATTCGCCGCTCTCTCGTTCCCCTTTTTGGTAGATATTTGGTTCAGCGTGTGGCGCTTTGAACACGAAGGTCGTCTTATTTGGTTTATGACCGGGGCGTACGATTTTGAGTACGTGGCGTCAGATATATCGGACAAAGCTGTCAGCGCCGCAAAGAGCGCTAGGTTTGAGCATGGGCAAAAGGGTGCGTTTGTAGAAGCAACGGCCTAACAAAAGGAGGCGCTGGCATGGCTGACAAGCAGGAATTAGAACCGATGGGATGCCCGTTCTGCGGGGTCACGGAAAGACAATCCTATACGGTTCCTATGAGGGAGGATTTTGACATAGTAGTTATTGAGGAACGGCATACATCGACACGTAGCGGGCTCATTCGGCATTGGTACGTTATTTGCTCGCTATGCGGAGCCAGGGGGCCCGTTCGTAGCTCACAGTTTGGCGAGGATCGTGACGACGCTGTTCGGGCTTGGAACCGAGCGGCTGAGAAATGCAAAAGGAGAGAGGGATGTTAGACGGATGGATTGATATCGACGAGCAGGAGCCGGTGATCAATGACTATGTGGACATGTGGATTTGGGACCCGCGTTGGGAGGGCGCGGTGCTTGCCTCGGTGTATGTGACCGACGGGATATTCAGAGTGATCGATGATCGGACGGAAGAAATCAGAACCTTCAAGGCAAAGTATTGGCGGCTTGCCACAGCGCCTCCGCTGCCAGAGGTTCCAGAGGTTCCGCTGCCCTGTCCGTTCTGCGGGTCGAAGAACTTGGAGCTATACGAGGGATCAGAGGCGACTTTTTCGGGAGGAGATAGGGACACTTTCGCTGTCGAGTGCTTCCACTGTGGTGCTAGAGGATCACGACAATGGCGCGAGGCCGTAGCTATTCGGGCTTGGAACCGAGCGGCTGAGAAATGCAAAAGGAGAGAGGTATGCTAGACGGATGGTATGATATCAATATCGAAGACGAAAAGCCGACGGTCGGAGAATATGTGGACATGTGGATTTGGGACCCGCGTTGGAAGAGTGCGGATTTTTCCACAATGTATGAGGCCGAGGGTATGTTTCGAGTGCCCATCGACGTTACGGGACAGATCAAGCACTTCAAGGCAAAGTATTGGCGGCTTGCCACAGCGCCTCCGCTGCCAGAGGTTCCAGAGGTTCCGCTGCCCTGTCCGTTCTGCGGGTCGAAGAACTCGGAGCTATACGAGGGAGAGGCGCCGGTTTTTGAGCAGACGGTCCACTTTGATCGAGTTCGCCCCATGGCCAGCTTTGCTATTGAGTGCTCTTGCCCATTCTGTGGCGCCAGAGGCGCACAGAAGCGGAGCGAGATCGAAGCCGTCCGGGCTTGGAACAAACGTCCCACATCGTGAGCGCTTGTATACCCCGTATACCCTATATAGGGATATTTCACCCCATTGAAAAGGGTGAAAAAAGTGAGTATATACGGTATATGAGTATATATACGCTTAAATGTAGTTTCCAAGCAACTGTGGGTTGCGGTTAGGTCAGGTCATTTGTTGTTCTTAATAGGGTGAGCCCTCAGCTCCATATACCGAGCTATATACCCATATACCCACTTTCTCACATTATGTAAAGCCTTACCGTACCTGTATGTCGGGCATAGACTGGAGGTTGCTCTTACTGAATCCTTGACCTAAATGCCGCGATGTGATATAATGCTGATATGAAGTACACTCTTAGAGATATAGCGCGGGAGAAAAACATATCATACGCGGCGGCTGGGTATCGGGTGCGATGTGGTGATCTATTGCCGGACGGTATGTTTGGCAACACGTACCTGTTCACAGAGGCCACGGTCAAAGCATTTGATCCAGAAGAGGCGGGACGGCGGGCAAGAGAATTGCGTCGCCACCCCGCCTCTTTTACTGAGTCCATGGTGACAGTAGCCGAGGCGGCCGAGTCGTTGGGCATACCTCTTGTCTGGTTCAAGAACGCGTTATTGCGTGGCGCTGTTTCCGTTGACGGAAAGCGTAGCGGCGTTCGGTTCTTCTGGCAATCATCGGTCGAGAAGCTACGAGCTAACACCGACCTGTTACGGCCGGTCCGATTCAGGACTAAGAATAGAGAGCAAGCAGATTAACAATAAAATAGAACCGTCAAATCAGACGGGGATTGGCTGTGGAGCTGGGAAAGGTACAACGCCCACTATGAAGCAGCAAGGTGGTAGGATAAGCCGTAAATCCACCATACCCGAAAAGGGTTCACCCCACACGCGCGGGGAGAGATTGGTGATCAGATCTTGGAAAGCGGCGCTCATTGCGTTCACCCCACACGCGCGGGGAGAGATTGTCTGCCAGCTGGCGCCATCGCCGCCAAGCATAGTTCGCCCCACACGCGCGGGGAGAGATTGGATAGGATCATGGACAATGTTTTGTTACGAGCGTTCACCCCACACGCGCGGGGAGAGATTGACAATCACGAGGCCGGCATCAATGGTATCGAAGTTCACCCCCACACGCGCGGGGAGAGATTGACGAACACATCCAGCCCATCGAGGCAATGAGCGTTCACCCCACACGCGCGGGGAGAGATTGCAATTAGTCGCATGGCATAGTTCCCCCCACACGCGTGGGGAGAGATTGGGGTACAACTTGATCACTAGGGAATATGATACCAAAGAGCTAGCGACCCACGCGCCGATCCTGGCCGCGTTCTTGGGCGAATGTGCCAAGCCACGAGCGACGCATCAGTCGTCGGGTAAGCTACGGCCGTCGGAACTCGGCGGCTGTCCTCGAAAGACGATCCTCCGAATCCAGGGCCGTGAAGCAACGAACGGCGGGTTTTCCGACGTGTCCATTGCGCGAATGGACTTGGGCGTCCACTATGAAGACGACACGTTCAAGCGTTTAAAAGCGGCCTATGGCCAACGCATCACGCAAGACGTGGCTGTGAGCGACGATCATTGGAATGGCAAGATCGACTTCTTGCTGTTGCCGGAGGACGACAAAGGCCGGGTTCGTATTATTGAGCACAAGGGGAAGGGCGGCTCGACGTTTGACTACAACAAAGATCTCCCGGAAGAAAAGCATATGTGTCAGGTGCTACTCTATAAATATTTGTACGAGAAAGAGCATCCGGGCACCGAGTGCGACGTGACGCTGTTCTATCGCGGCTGGTCCTTTTTCGCAGAATTTGACCTCGTAGAGTTTGCCGACGGGATTCGCTGTACGGGCTGGTGTAAAAATGACGTAGTGAGCCGCTGGAAATGGCTCAAGCCGTCAACTCTGAGGGTTGAGCTTGAGAGCTGGTTTGATAGGGGCGAGCTGCCGCCGCTGCCGCAATGTGCAAGCGGCAAACAAGGCTGTCTGTTCCGGGGCGAACCTGCTTGCCCCTACTATAACGTGTGCTGGGGAACTGAGTAGAGCGTAGATACCTAAGGAGGGTACAATGACAAAGCGTATTTTCGAGATCGAGACACCGGACGACATGGGGCCGATGTGGATGAACGCCGACATCCTACTTGTATGCCTGACTGCATACTGTGAGAAAGTGGAATTCGGCGTTCGTGATCTGACAAACGACAGGTTCTCGGGGGCCAATTGGTTGCAAGGCTGGCACGGCAGCCCGATCTGCCCGGTGTGTGGTCACCAAGCCAAGAACGCCGAGGTGCAAGTACGAGAGCTTGAGCGTCGGGGTGCGCACTCTGGTAACGCTGTGGAGATGCCACGGGACACCGTTTGAGAGGGGACAGAGAAATATGGTTTTGGCAATGCAATCCAGACAACCTAAGAGGCAATAGCAAGTGACCGCATCCTACGATCAGCAACCTAGCGAACCAGCTCAGTGGTACGACCGCTTCACGCGGTACCGGCTGCTGGGGCCAATGCGCTCGATTCGGAAAACGTATCAGCAAGAGCTGGAGGATGATTGTCTCGCGACCACGGGAAAGATAGTGAAACTTAGTGAAATTAGAGTACCTACTCCCTGGTACGACATATCAAAAGAGTGGCACTGGAAAGCAAGGGCCGAAGAATGGGACGCCGAGAACCGCCAGAAATTGATCGAAGAGGATCGAGTCGAGAGAGAAGCATTTCGTCATCGGTTCCTAAAGCGCCAGCGCGGGCTAGTCGATGCCCTGACCGAGAAAGTCGAACAGATGCTGCAATTCCCAGTCGCCGAAGTGACTACCAAGATCGTAGACGATGGCGGACATACCATCGAAATCAAGACAATCAAGCCCGCCGACTGGCGACTGCGCGACATCGCCGCTATGACCGATACCCTAACAAAGATCGGGCGTCTGAGCGCTGGCGAATCGACAGAGAACGTGAAACAAATAGGTGTGAACCTGGAGGACGTATTAGATGCTCTCCCAGCCGAACTTGGCGAAAAAGTGCGCGAAGAGCTTGAGAGAGCTGTTTCCACAAGCGGAGATCGACCGGCTACTGAAGAGTAGCTTCTTCTTTCGCGGCTCGGCCCGCGATCTGCAATACTCGACCGACATGGAGGTCATATTGACCGGGCCAGCTGGCACGGGTAAGACGCTCGCCGGCCTTTGGAAAATGTATAAATACGCAAGGTCCGTGCCCGGGTTCCGTGGAGCCCTCGTTCGCCAGACAAAGAGCAGCCTGGCACAATCGGCACTTGTCACATTCGAGAGCGACATCTTAGGCCCAAGCCATCCGCTAGTAGTCAATGGGCCAAAGCGAGCGTCGCGGCAAGAATACATATTCCCAAGCGGCGGCGAGATCGTCGTCACCGGACTGGACAAGAGCAGCAAGCTCTTGTCGGCGTCCTACGATCTAATCTACGTCGTCCAGGCAGAGGAGATATTGCAGGCCGACTGGGAGATCATGATGACGCGGTTACGGAACTGGGTGCTACCGTATCAGCAAATATACGGCGACTGCAACCCATCGCACCCGCGACATTGGATTAAGCAGCGAGCGGATAGCGGGGCGCTCAAGTTGTGGAACACAGTTCACAAAGACAACCCGGCGATGTACGACACCAACAAGGGCGAATGGACGCAAGCTGGGCTCGACTATATCGCGACACTGGACGCGATGACCGGGGCACGGAAAAAGCGACTGCGATACGGAATCTGGGCATCAGCCGAAGGCGTTATTTTCAGTGTCTACGACGAGGATCGGCACAAGGTCGAAGCGTTTAACCCTCCGAGCGTCTGGCCAAGAGTCGTCGGTATTGACCCAGTGGGGGACCGCATCGCGGCTGTCTGGCTGGCCTACGATCCATCGGACGAGATATTGCACGCCTACCGCGAGTACGTTCAACCGTTCGGCGAAACGACGCCGGAGCATGTGCAAAACATTTTGAAACTGTCGAGAGGCGAGACCATCTGGGCATGGGCCGGCGGCGGGCCGTCCGAGCGCCAGGCGCGGGTCGATTGGGCCACAGCGGGCATTCCGCTAGTCGCGCCGGAGAACAAGTCTGTCTGGTCGGCCATCGATAAGATCATTCAGTTGTTCGATTCGGATAGGCTCGTGATCCACGACTGTTGCACAGAGTTACTGAGTGACGTGGGCGACTATCGGCGCAAGATCGTGAGGGGGATAGCAACGGATACCATTGAGGAGAAAGAGAAGTATCATGCCTGCCTGGTCGCTGGAACCATGGTCTTGACGCAACGGGGCAACGTCCCGATTGAGGACGTGCAGGTTGGCGACTTGGCCATGACGCGCGACGGATGGCGGCCAGTGACCGACGCCGCAATGACCGACGCCAGCGCTCAGACGCAGACAGTCCTGTTCTCAAATGGCGCGACGTTGACCGGGACTGCGGATCATCCGGTATTTGTACGCGGATGGGGGCACGTCGAGTTGCAAGCGCTATGCAGAGGTGACACGGCGGAAACGCTAGGCGCGCCGATATACGTTGCAGTGTCGTCTGCTCAAAATGACAGACAGGCGCAGCCGGTATATAATCTAACCGTAGCGGATAAGCATGAGTATTATGCGAACGGCGTTCTTGTTGGCAATTGCGACGCCCTCCGCTACGCGGTGGCATTTATCAGCGAGGGTCAAACGACTCAGGTTATACGGCCAGCGCCAAGAGCATCGAGAGGGTACTAAATGCACGAGCAATACGCGCCTCGGGGATACATGGTAGGTATTTGCTACACCTGGTACTGTAATAAGTGCGGGGCCGAGCTAGGCGAAGTAGTTGAAGGAATGGCTGAGCTGAAAGGGCGGCGCGGTCTCGTCCCGCTATGGAAGTGTGATTCGACCTGGATTAAGTGTGAAAAATGCGGCGGTCACAATGTATGGATGCGAGACTTTTGGGAGTCATTAGACGATACGTCAGCCGGGCTGATGGCCGCAGAATGAGCAGGGAGAGGGTACTAATGGGAAACTCGCAGAGATGGCGAACACTAACCCCAGAGCAAAAGGTAGCGCACGAAGCAGCGATTGCCAGCGCCTATCAAGATTCGACGCAGACAACTATCAGTATCATCAAGGGACACCATATATCGCAAGACATGCTCCTAGCCATTGTCGACGAACACGGAATCCCGCACCGGGCGACCGGGCTTGTTTATCACCTAATAGACGAGGACGCGCTCATTCGGGATTACCTCGACGGGGTCAGCCTGGCGGACATCGTTAGTCAATACAAGATCGGCGACGGACGAATGCGGCGCATCTTGAAAAGGTGCAACATCCCAAAGCGGGTGCGCATCGTCAGACGAAAGGGGGTAGCGGGTTCGTTGCGTTGCGCGATTTGCGGTATACTACTGAGCGAGATGCCAAGCCACGGGCGGTCGTGCGACGCATGTTGGGCGGAGTATCCGATACGGGCAAAGATGGCGGAAGGGAGCTGATCATGGACATTGAACGCTTACTGAGGCTTATTGGTAAATACGATGTGAGCGGGTCCCTAGTGTGGACAGCCAGTTTGAAGTTTTTCGTTATATGCAACGATTTGTTTTTCTGGGCGATGGCTGACCTGGAGCCGATCATTGACGACGCCGATATTGATTTGCTGGAGCAATGCCTCAGCGATGCAGACGACGATGGCATGAGTCTCTATTGCGCCAGAAAGAGGGGGATGCGGCCCCAGGAGCCAGCATACCGAGTCGAGATAGATAAGAAAAACTGGCCGCTGTTCGACGCATGTGGCCCCAAGCGGGATGCGATATTCGGGAATCGCGAGGATCAGCCGCGGCAAGAATCTCGAAGTGCCACGGACAATATTCAGCAGGACGGCCCCGCTGGCAAGCCGATACAAGAATCTCGAAGCGCTGCGGATAACTGAGGGAGAAATCACGAGCGACGCGGAATGGCCGTGGTGTGATTGCCAGGCTACGGAGACGGAAGCGATGAGCAGCGATGTCTGCGGGGCAAGCGAGAGGAGAGACTATGAATAGACGATAAAGAGACTAGGAATTCCGGCGGTTATTCGAAAAGTACAAGTAGAGACAAAAGAGGAGGAGTCATGAGCAAGCGAGCGGTTGAGATTGAACAGCAGGACGAACCAGGACCGACGGAGATAGACCGCAGGCAGTTTGTTCGCGGGGGGCTTTTGGGTACGGCGGGGGTGTTGCTAGGCCGTCTGCTCCCTGCCCTGAAAACTGCAGCGCCATCGGTCGCTAAGGCGGCAGAGGCTTGGCTCAAATCGAGCCCGGAAATGCTCGGTGTTGAGGTTTGGACTGGTAAGGCGTGGCAGACGTTTAGCGTCTGGGCGCCAAAGCTGGTGAAATGAACAGACGTACCCTTATGCGCGGAGCGGCGGACGGAAGCGGTACGGATAACTGAGGGGAGAAACCATGAGCGACAAGAAACAAACGGCAAGGGATGGGATATGGGGAAAATGTTCGACGTGCGGAGCAATTCCAGAGAGACACGCAAAGCCTGGCACGAACGACGACAAAAGGCCCACTCTACAACTCTCGGTATTCTGCGCCAACTGTGGCTCAGAAATAAAGATAGAGGCGGAATTTGATAGCATAGAGACGCGGGACGCCATGCTGAAGAAAACCATAGGCGAAGAGCAGGCGCGTTTCATGATTGGTTATTGGCGCAAGTATTTCGCATAACGAGGGACTACAGGAGAAAGCTGAATGATACCGATCAGAGAGCGAATAGCCGACGCGATTGGCGGCTCGCCCAGAAAGCAGCTGCACGAGACCGCACGCGACCTCATGGCGGCCTACGACCGCCGCACGCAGATCGAGACGCGCGAGGTTGACCAACGTACCGCGTGGAACGTCAGTCGCCATGCGAACGACATTCTATTGTCCGGCGACCCGGCCGACGAGGGGATCACAGAGCAAGAGCGGCTAAAAGGCGTGAGCCTGTCCAGGCGTATGTACCACTGGGACGTTATGTACAAGTCGATTATTCGGCTGTGGACCAACTTTGGATTTGGCCGCACGGTCTCGGTCACTTGCCGCGATGATAGGGCCCAAGAGGTCTGGGGCGAGTTCTGGGACGCGAACCGTAATTCCCGCTGGCTCGGAGAGCGGCTTCACACTTTGAGCCATCGAATCTTGGTCGACGGCGAGTTCTTCCCGACGATCTTCACTAGCAAGTCCACCGGGCTATCTACTTTGCGCATTGTTAAAACGGATCAGATCGGGGAGATATTGACGCTGCCCGACGATCAAGATATGCCCGTTTGGTATAGGCGGACCTGGACACCGGCCGGTCAGGAAACGAGCGTCGATTGGTATTATCCGCACTGGGGCGCCGATGTCGAGACGCGCGGGGCTGTACCGCTGGGCGATGGCCAGATTGAGGCCGAATCCGAGCAGGCGGTTATCACTATGCAGCACGCAATTCTGCCGGGGCTATTTCCGCGCGGCGTGCCGCTGCTATTGGCTGGGCAAGTGTGGTTTGGGGAATACGCGGACTTTCTGTCGGACCGTCGCTCATTGACCAAGCTGGTCGCCATGTTCGCAGAAGACATTACCGCCACCGGCGGAAGCCGGGCTATTGACGCCGTGAAGGGATTCTTCAATTCGTCGTTCGCTAGTGGCTCGGACTCTGAGAGCAATCCACCGCCAGCGGTTGGCGCTCCGTTTGTTCATAACGACGCCGTGAGCCGTAAGCGCAGCCCATTGACCACGGGGGCAAGTGACGCCATGAGCGACGGTGCCATGTTCTTGGGTCAAGTCGGTATGAGCGGCGGCATTTACCCACACTATCTCGGGATGGGAGAGGCGTTCCGCTTGGCAACGGCCACGAGTATGGAATGGCCGTCCGAAGTCCAGTGGGAGCTGTACCGCAACCTTTGGGCTACAATCTGGCGGAATATGGTAAAGTGCGTACTGAAAAGTTACTCGGACGTGACGGGCGAACAATTCGATGATATGAGCACGGACGTCAGCACGGACGCGCTGGTCCGGCCCAAGATGACGGACGTGGCCGCAACGCTCAAGACGCTGTACCTCGATCCTGTATCAAGCGGCGCCGACCCGCTCATTCCGTACAAAGTCGCGATTACTCAAGCGCTGCGGATATTGAACGTGCCGGATTCGGCTGACCTCGTGGAGCAGATGGTTACGGACAAGGAGACGGACGAACAGAACACCGTGCCAACTGAGGCGTATGAGCAGATCGAGCAGTTGTATCAAGAGGCGCTGACCGCCGCGACAACGGACGACGAGCGAACGGCTTTGGGGGCGTCAATAGAATTAGTGAGAGGGGCGCAAGATGAGTGATGTGAAGCCGGATACAGCACCTTGGAGCCAGACGGATATAATCATGGCCCTTGAGCACAAAAACTTCGTTCTGGAGGCGCGTGTTCTGGAGCTAGAGGCCAAAGAAGAAAAACGCAAGGCCAAGAAGCGGCGGAAGAAGAAAGAGGCCGGAACCTTTACAATCACGATGCCAAAGGGCTATCATGACGTGGCCGAGTTCTACAAAGAGGAGGGCGCCGATGACCTGGCGAGAGGTGAGCGATAAGAGCATAAGCGCCGTAGCCGAACGGGTGATACGACGACACCGACGGGCGCTGGATAAGCTGGGCGACGTGGTTCGATCTGAGCCAGCGGAAACCTATATGTGGGGTGAGGTGCTGTGCATAAAGCCAAAGTACGCCAGCGGTGATACAACAGCGGACTGGGGAAAGATAGAGGAGGGGTATAATGAGTAAGCGCCTATTTCTTGGCCTGGTCGGCGGAATAGTCTTCATGGTGGCTGGTAATATTATGTTTGTTATAGTGACGTGGCTAACTGGACACGCTGCGCTTCTCGCTGACTATACGTCGTATGCTGGGACATTATTGCCGATATGTTTTGGGCTCGGCTTCTTTGCTGGCGTAACGCTGGACGACTAAATAGAGGAGGGGTAAATGGCACTATCGGGATTTGAGCGCTACCGGCGCAACCTGAGAACAAATGCCACAGCACTGTGGAAGGGCACCTGGACGCCGCAAGAGTTCGAGCAGAATATGCTTGAGTCCGTCGACAAAGGCTTTATGAACGCATGGGAAGAGGGCGCGGCGGAAGTCGGCGTGCTCCCTGGCGAGTTCACAGATGAGGAGATGACGGCGCTTTACGGATTCCTTGGGCAGGCTATCACATCGCTCACCGGCCTGACGGAGTACGTCAAGGCCAATAGCAAAGCGAACAAGGGCAAGTTGGCCACGGTCCTGAATCGCATCGACCTCTGGGCGCAGCAATATAAAGCGGTGGCCAGTGAGGCCAAGACGCGGGCTGGGGCCAATATCAAGTTACGTTGGAATTTCGGGGCCACCGAGGATCATTGCTTTATCGCGGGTACTATGATTCTGACAAAGACAGGAGAACGGCCTATTGAAACAATCGAGGTCGGGGACTTGGTGTGGACGCGCATCGGATGGCGGCCAGTGACCGAGACCCACCGACATGAGCACAAGGGCCACATGATGAGGATCAAGGCCGGCGGGCGATGGGTAACAGCGACGCCTGAGCATCGGATATGGACGCAACGCGGATGGGTTGAAATCCGCAATCTACGAATCGGTGAGGATACCGTGGCGGGCGGGAATTGGTGCAATTGGTGCAAGAAGTTCGCGGATGGCGCTGAGAAATTGTCCTACTCTGCCGTGGCCAAATGCAGCTTGGTTTCCGCGACCACGACGACCGTATACAATCTCTCCGTGGCTGAGGTTCCTGAGTACGTCGCAAACGGAATTTTATCTCACAATTGCCGTGATTGTGAGCGCTACGACAAGCGCGTATATCGGGCCGCAACGTGGGCCAGGTACGACATCCGGCCACAGAGCCCCAAGCTGGCTTGTCACGGATATCGTTGTGATTGTCGTCTAACGCCGACCAATGAGCCGGCGAACAAAGGGCGACCGCCACGCATGACCGGATAGGCTGAATACCCCGTATACCCTATATAGGGATATTTCACCCCATTGAAATGGGTGAAAAAAGTGAGTATATACGGTATATGAGTATATATTCTGTTAAATGTAGTTTCCAAGCAACTGTGGGTTGCGGTTAGGTCAGGTCATTTGTTGTCTTTAATAGGGTGGGCTCACGGCTCCATATACTGAGCCATATACCCATATACCCAACTTCTCACATTATGTAAAGCCTTACCATGACCGTATGTCAGGCATAGATGAGCTAGGAGGGCAGATCGTGACCGAGAACGAGCCAAAGTATGGTCCAGGGAGCCGGGTCAAGTCGCAATTCGACGCCACGCTCGTGGCCAAAGCGCTGCCCAAGCTGGGCCGCTATATTCAGCGCGTGATAGCCAACCCGAAACGCTATGTGGGAGCGGCGCTCCTACCCTATTGCCAGGACGCCAAGAAGCTGTGCGACTTGATCGGAATGAAGTCAGCCGACTGGGACGTGCTGATCTTGATCGCCAGCGCATTCTATTCTCTCGGCTACGAGCGGGGCAAACGCGACGCCAAACGTCAACCATAGGCCAGGAGGCCGATATGCAAAAGTGCAACTTATGGGACAAGATCACCCTGAGATTAAAATCGCTGTGCTTCGAGAACAGGGGCGCGGGCTGCGCCTGGGTCAGCGTGGACCTACTGATCAACAACGGCGAACTAGTCGGCTGGCGCAAGCCAGGGCTTGTCCCGACGGAGCCGTATTCACAGCGCGACGAAATCGCCAAAGTCGCCATATCGGAGTGCGAACCTATTGACAAAGGCGCCGTTGTATGATATGATTGAGACAGCGACACGCGCAACGTGTCCTGCCACCCGAGCCCGTCTTGCTGCAAACAAGACTGGCTCTTTCTTATTGACAAGTCTCTCGTGATGTGATACAATACTGCTAGGCGGCTCATCTCTCCGCCCTCCCAATTTGGCCGGGACGATATTGCGCAAAACGAATCGTCTCGGCCTGCATGCAATCGGACGCTCCACGTAATGTGGAAGCGTCCGTTTTTGTTTATCTCTTGGAGGTAGCAGTGACAGTAGGAAATCCATATCTAATCACCGGGGCACCTCAGACGCTTCGAGTATTTGCCGCACTAGCCGCAGCTGGGGCCTTTGACGCCGCACCGACAGAATTGCACGTAGTCGGCGGCGACCACGCGACGCTGTTTCTGGAATACACACGCGGGGCAGCAAACGGCGCGGTCAATATGCAGATCGAGTTCTCGCCCTATTCAGTCGACGCGACAGCACCCGTGGTCTCTTGGTTCCCAATGAGTATCTGGTCGCCCGGAGCGACTGTGGTCAATGTGACAACGCAATCATTGCTAGAGCCTGAGCTTGTCGAGTTCGGTTCGACGGTGGCCACGCGACAGGGGTCGCTATTCGATATTCTGATTCCGGCCTATGTGGCCCGAATCCGGGTAGCGTGCGCTGAGATCGGCATCGTTGGAACACCGGGAAGCTGTAGCCTAACGCTGATCGTATCGCCCGACACGGAGGGCGCATAATGCCAAAATTGACAAATAGAGCCGCGTTCGCTGGGCCTATTGCCGTTACGCAGCCGGTCGAGGT